CATTGGTCATCTCAAATAGGGGAGAAGGTCATGAGAAACATTCTGGATGCCATTTACGCGGAAAGTTGGGCGATCACTGAATCAGCCTTGATGGCCATCATCAAGATTGCCGCCAGAGTGGAAGACCTGGAACCGGAAGCGATCCGTTCTGTAATGCACGGCAAGGGCACTGAAGCACTTCCCGAAGCGTTGTTGGGGAAGGGCGGGAAGCCGTTGACCGAACGCGGAGCAACGATGGTTCGGGATGGCACGGCAATCATCCCCGTGATTGGACCCATCTTTCCACGCGCGAATATGATGACGGCGATGAGTGGAGCGACCAGTGCCCAGCAAGTGGCCATGGAGTTCACTGCTGCAATGGAAAGCCCTGATGTTCATTCGATTGTTCTCAATATTGATTCCCCTGGCGGTGCGGTGACGGGGATCAATGAACTGTCCCAGATGATTTACAACGCACGCGGCCAGAAACCGATCAAGGCATATGTGTCGGGGATCGGTGCCAGTGCTGCGTATTGGTTGGCATCTGCGGCAGATGAAGTGATCTCAGCTGAGACTGCTGAATTGGGAAGTATTGGAGTTGTGTCCGCATACAAAGACACCAGCACGAAGGATGACCGAGAAGGTGTCAAGACAATTGAGGTAGTGTCGTCAATATCGCCTTTGAAGCGTGTCAATCCTTCTTCAGACGAAGGACGTGCGAAGGTGCAACGAATAGTTGACAGCGTTGCGTCAGTGTTCGTGAAAGCACTGGCTCAGAATAGAGGGACCGAAGAATCCACTGTGCTGGAAGACTTCGGAAAGGGTGATCTGTTTGTTGGTGCCCGCGCGTTGTCGGCCGGATTGATCGACAGAGTTGGAACCATGGAACAAGTGATGGCAGAGTGTGGAACCACGAAAAACAAATCAAAAAGGAAGGAGCACATGATGGCTGACGAAACCACTGTCACTATCACTGCCGAGGGATTGCGTGAGAGCGATCCGGCAACATTCGCTCAGATCGTTGAGATTGGCGCTGCAGCAGAGCGCAAGCGCATTCAGGACATTGAGAGCATCAATGTTCCTGGATGTGAAGCTATTGTCACTGCCAACAAGTTCAATCCTGACATGACCAGGGACAAGATTGCCGGATTGATTCTTGAGGACCAAGAGAACCGGCGCAAGAAAGCTTCTGAAGCAGCAGCAGCAGACGCGGCCAGATTGGCAGAGCAATCGGCTGGGCTGCACGGAACACCGGCACCCATCGGTCAGGAAGCGGAAGCAGAGGAACGCAATTCGGTTGCGGGGATGATCGCGAAGGGAATGGATGCGAAGCGCGGTTCCAAGGTCCAAATTCCGAAGAAGTGGTGATTCTCGTTCGATTTGTCAACAGTCATAACCAATTCACAATTCACTGGAGGTAAGTCATATGTCAGTACAGGGAACTTTCGTTCCGGACAATCTGATTGCTGGGGACAATCCCCAACTGGTCGCTGAGAGCGTTTTGATTCCTTCGGGCACCTTGGCGCGGGGAACCGTGTTGGGGCGTCAGAAGGTCACCGTTCCCACCACCGGAGTGATCGCGGGAACCGGCGACGGAACATGCACCGCAGTCACGGGTGGGCCTGATACACAGGTGGGTGCCTATGTCGCCAAGTGTATTCGCGCAGTCACCAATGGCGGCGAATTCATTGTCACCAATCCCCTGGGCCAGTCAATCGGTAATGTGTTGATCACTGCGGGGGCAGGCGGCACCGGAGTGTTCAAGAGCAAAGAAATCAACCTGACCATCACTGATGGCACTTCGGACTTCGCAGTTGGCGACACCGCAACGGTCACCGTCACCGGAGTTGTCCCAGCGTCAGCATCAGTCACGGGAACGGGCAATGGAACCTGTACGTTGATTGAGGCACGACGCGATCTGAAGAAGGGCACATATCGAGTTCAGTGCACAGTGGCCGGAACCACCCACGGTGGCACGTTCACCGTGACCGATCCTGATGGTTTCCTGTTGCAGACCGTTTCCATGCCCGACACTCCTGGCGGAACCGTGGACTTCGACAATGATCAGATCGCTGGACGGCTGACCGATGGCAGCACCAATTTCATCGTTGGCGACTATTTTGACATTGTCGTGGCCATCCATCCCCGTCAGTGTGTCATTCTGAACAAAGCGGCCACCGATGGATCCAGTGTTCCTTATGGAATCTTGCTGGAAGCCATCGACGCCAGCAGCGCAGCGAAGCCAGCAGCGGTCGCAATTGAAGGTGAGTTCAACCAGCGTGCGTTGATCTTCGCAACCGGAACTGATATTGAGGACGTTCGTGATCAGATGCGCAATCTGAACATGATTGTTCGCATGACTGTCGCGGCATGAAGTTGATTTCATCGTCAACGGAGTTCACAACCCACAACATCTTTTCGGAGGAATATCTGTATGGCCGACACTGTTAATATCTATGAGTTTCGCACAATGCTGGCGGCATTGGAGCAGCGGGTTCCCCCACGCACGTTCCTGTTGGACACGTTCTTCAACAGCGAGGAAGTGCACGACACGGAAGCCGTGGACATCGACATCGTACAGGGCAAACGCAAACTTGCCCCGTTCGTGAATCCCCGTTTGCCGGGCAAGACCGTGGAACGTCGCGGGTACAGCACCCAGACGTACAAGCCACCGTATATCAAGCCCAAGATGGTCACCACATCTGCCGACATTCTCAAGCGTCAACCGGGGCAGACAATCTACGGCGGGAACGTTTCGCCGGCACAACGCGCAGCGGATCAGCTGGGGAAAGACCTGGCTGAGATGGAAGACATGATCGTTCGGCGCGAGGAGTGGATGGCGGCACAGGCACTCCAGAAAGGTTCCGTGCGCGTGATCGGTGATGGTGTTGACGACACCATTGACTTCCTGATGAAAGCAACGCACAAGCCTGTTCTGGCTTCCACGGCCAAATGGGATGCCCCCACAACGGCAACCCCACTCACCGATCTGAAGGCATGGAAGAGGATCATTGCTCAGGATTGTGGATTGGTTCCCACGGACGTGGTCATGGGGATCACTGCATATGACAAGTTCCTGGCCTGCAATCAGGTTTCAAATTCCGAAACTGGACTGTTCAATCTGCAACGGGTCAACGTGGGACAGATTGAGCCGCGATCACTTCCCAACGGGGTCACATACATCGGCCGCATCACTGAGATTGGTGTGGATGTTTGGACCTATGAGGAGTGGTTCGTGGATGCGGATGGAACCGAAACGCCCATGATTGGGAACGACAAGGTGCTCATGGCATCCAGAAACGCGCGTGCCACACGCCATTATGGTCTCATCCAAGACCTCAACGTGAATGGGGCACTGAAGCGGTTCCCGAAATCGTGGGAAGAGGAAGATCCAAGCGCCAGGTTCGTCATGGTGCAATCGGCACCGTTGATGGTGCCTCACCAGATTGATGCGTTCCTGTGCGCTGACGTTCTCTAACAAGAGGAAACCGCAATCATGTTGATCACACTTCAACGGCCGGTGAAATTCTCTGGTGACGGAGATTTCGTTCCGGCCGGCAGCAGGGTTGAGGTTGATGGTGAGGAAGGGCGACGGCTGTGCCTCAAGGGCGCGGCCGTCATTTTCACGCCATCCCCAGCACCCCAGACGGAACAGGTCAATGTTCCTCAACCATCCGTGAAAGCGGAAGTGGTGGAGGCACCGAAGCCTGTGGAAAAGAAACCACAACCGGGGAAGAAGATTGCCGGGAAAAGGTGATCACTTCCTCACTTCAAATTGAAAGAAGGTTCCAATGGCCAATGCACTTTACGGAAAGGGACGTGACAAGTTCCTGAACGGTTCAATCAACTGGACGTCAGACACCATCAAGGCCATCTTGGTGGATAATGCTGACTACACAGTTGCCATCGACACTCATGAGTGGCTCAGTGACGTGACGGTTGCCGGCCGCGTTGCCACGGCATCCCTGGCGGGCAAGTCATCGGCGCTGGGTGTGGCAGATGCGAATGATACGGTGTTCTCCAGCGTCACCGGAGATTCCGTTGAATCCATCGTGCTCTACAAGGACACAGGCGTGGAAGGGACCAGCGCGTTGATTGCGTATATCGACAGCGCCACCGGCCTGCCCGTCACTCCGAACGGCGGTGACATCACGGTTCAGTGGGACAACGGCGCGAACAAGATTTTCAAGCTGTAGTCTTTCACATCGAACCACACCTGATCACAAGATGGGCGGGGAGAAATTTCTGCCCGCCCATCTTTGTATAAGGGGATCACTGCCGTGTCAGTATCTTTTCAAATAGGGACAGGTGGATCGCAGACCAGTGGCTCATCGCACACTGTGTCGTTGACGTTGTCTTCGGCGTCAAATCGTATTCTGCTGGTCACCGTAATGAGCAATGGATCGAATGATCCTTCTTCAGTAAAATACGGCGGGAATTCCCTCACCAAGATACTATCCAACGATACTGGCTGGGGGTATGCTTCGATCTGGTATTTGTTGGAAGCGAATATGCCTGCCAATGGCGCGCATGACATCGTGGTGACGTACAGCACATCACGAAGATCAACAATCACAGCCGCGATATTTACTGGCGCGAATCAAGCATCACCGGGAAACACCTATTCAACTAATTCCTACGATTCGATTTCGACAAGCAGGACCATAACTTCTGACGGAAGTATGGCCCACTATACAATATTCCGTGGTGGAGCAACAACACCCACAGACGTCACTCCAGGAACCGGCCAAACAGAAATCAGTGATCAAGCTCAATCTGGCTATATCGCCAATGAGACTTCATACAAGGCGGTCGATTCTGGATCGCGCAGCATGTCCGGTTCTTGGGATGGAACACCAGATTCCCTTGCATATTTCAGTGAAATAGCTCCTGGCACTACTGCACAAACCGTTTCCCCCAGTGGAATCGCGACAGCACAGGCACTCGGCACTCCCACAGTTGCACGCGGGAACGTGAACCTGACCCCAAGCGGGATCGCGACAGCTCAGGCATTCGGCACGTTGACCGTTCTTCGGGGGAATGTCGCCGTTGTCGTTTCGGGGATCGCGACAGCACAGGCACTTGGCACTCTCACAGTTGCACGCGGGAACGTGAACCTGACCCCAAGTGGGATCGCTTCCACGCAAGCATTCGGCACTGCCAAATTGGATCTGCAGGTGAGGGGCACGGGGATCGCTTCTGCGTTTGCTGCGGGCACTGCCACACTCACCAGCAACAAGAACCTATTGGTGACTGGGATCGCTTCCGCGTTCGCTTCCGGAACCGCCAAATTGAATCAGCAGGTCATTGGAACCGGGATCGCTTCTGTTGAGACTTTCGGCAATGCCGAGGTCACCAACGTCAAAGTATTGATTCCTGATGGGATTGTCTCAGCACAAGCCTTCGGAACGGCCAAGTTGGATATGGATTTCCGGCCGAATGGGATTGAATCCGCTGAATCATTCGGCACCCCAGTCATCGTCAGATACGCGCGGCCGTCAGGGATCGGAAGCACAGAGAACATTGGAATTCCAGTTTTGATCCCCATCAGTACAATATCGGTTCCTGGAATTGCTTCTGGATTCTCTGCCGGAAATGCCAAATTGAATCGTCAAGTGATTGATGCCGGCAATATTGCTGGAGCAGAAGATTTTGGAACTTCCAATCTGTACTACACGATTGGACCTTTCGGAGTTGTTTCTTCAGAATCGTTCGGCAATATTGTACTATTTGCTACAAGATTGGTTGTGGCGACAGGAATCACATCTGGAGAATCTGTTGGATCGCCTGATGTGGGAATGCAGATCAAACCGGCCGGAATTCCCACGTCAGAGGTTCATGGCAATTCTGCCGTCAAATCCAACTACGTTGTGCTTCCTTCGGGGATCGGTTCCGGGGAAACCTTTGGGACATCCAAGATCAATCGCAATATCCTGTCCAGAGGAATTGACAGTGCCGAGATATTTGGAATTGCTGTTGTTGTTCCAGGATCGGTCAATGTCGCGCCATCCGGCATCCCCAGTGTTCAATCGTTCGGTAGTGTGTCAGTTCATATTGGAACAGCATATTTGGTTGTGAGTTCTGTTCCCTCTTCTGAATCTTTCGGTTCTGGAAGTGTATTACCTGGTACAGTTTTGTTACATCCATCTGGAGTTGTCACTGGTGAAGCTTTCGGATCATCTTTGCTGACAACAATGTTCTGGATTGAGCCGGAAGGATTAGACTGTGTAGAAACCTTCGGGTATCCAACTGTCACGCAAGGGCGTGTGATTTATCCTTCGGGTATATCATCCCGCGAATACCTGGGTGATCCCAGTTTGCTGAGTGTACAGTTTGTTGCGGTGATGGGCATACAATCAGGTGAATATTTCGGAATAGTGCGAGTGATTCCTGACTATCGCACCCCATTCGACCGATCCATGGATGTGGACCTGGAAACGTCAATGTGCAATCCGGCCGAATTCGGGGAACCAATAATCTTTGAAGCAAGCCCACAATTCCGCATCAACGGTATATTCGACAACGAGTACATTGGAGTGAATCCTGGCGTGGACGTGGAGTTGATGAGTTCCACCCCAGCGATTTGGGTGCCCAGTAGGCTGTTCAAAAAGCGTCCAGACAAGGGCATGCGTGTGATTGTGCGCGGCGTCAGGTACAGAGCAATGACCTATGAACCAGATGGCACTGGGTTGGCCGTCATCAGGCTGAATCATGAGTGAATTTAACAAACAGAAAAGCCAACCGCACATCCGGCGATTGATCCGGCACCAGATTCGGGCACTGGTGAAGAAGTACACCGATCTGTCTGGCCGTGTGTTCTTGGGAAGGCCTGACCCCATATGGATTTCCGAACAACCGTGTGCGCTGGTGTACTTCAGCGATGAGGTTGCCGAAGACCTGAACACTGCTCCTCAGCGATTTCGGCGCACTCTGCAGGTGACTGTGGACGTTCTTCAAGGACAGAGGCCAGATTTGACCAGTGATGTGGAGGGAATTGTCCCACCAATGCTCACCGGAAATGGCGATGATGAGTTGGATGATTGGATGGATTCCCGCGCGTTCGAGATTGAATATGCAATACTGCATGACGTGTACCTGGAGCTGGGTGAGGACAAAACGGAGTGGCTGCAGAAGGTCCACTTGGTCAGATCACAACCACTATTGATGGTGTTTGAGGGGGATCAGAAGATTGGCGCATTAAGGGTTCAATTCAATATTGAGTATGAGACCGATGCAGACATCTATGGAACTCTGGATGAGTTCCTCAAATTCAATGCCGAGATCAAAACGCGATTGGACGCCATCATTGACAGTCATACCACAATCAGAAACAATTGAGAATTGGAGGTAAACATGCCCTTCGAAGGTGGCTATTCGGCAACACTCACGATCAAGGCGGCACCGGGCAAAATACTACGCGATCCGTTGCGCGGGAACTTGATATCTGACACCGTTCCCACGGTTGTTCCCAGCGACACATTCTGGCGCAGACGCGTTCGCGCGGGGGATGCCGTGTTGGTTCGGAATGAGCCAGATTCCAAAGACAAGAAAATCACCGCAAATGTGTGACATCGTACAAACAATCAACTGATTGACTGGAGGACATTATGTCAATTCCATCGGACATCAGGGTGCCTTTCGTTTTCGTGGAATTTGATTCCAGCAGGGCATTCCAAGGCGCATCCGTTTTGCGCTACAAGGCATTGATCATCGGTGGCAGAACGTCAGCAGGGGTGAAGCCGGAGTTGCAACTGGTACGGCTATTGAGTGCCGATCAGGCTGCAACCGATTTCGGGGCAGGTTCTCAACTGCACCGCATGGCCAAGAAATGGTTCCTGGGGAACAAGATCACCGAAACCTATGCCATTGCTTTGACTGACAATGTTGCCGGCGTGCTGGCCACGGGAACTTTGGTCTTCTCCGGAACTGCAACGGCCGCAGGTTCAATCAATCTTCTGGTATCGGGGGAAAAAGTGGGCGTGGCGGTGACGGCAACGATGAGCGCGGCCGCGATTGCCTC